GTGCAGGTTACTCAGTGCCAACTCAGTCGGCATCGATGCTGCTTAATGATCCCAGATACACGCATGTGCAGAATAAGATTAGGGAGCTACAAGAATCTAACCAGAAGAAGTATGAGATTACTTTTGAAAAGGTTGCGCGTGATCTTCAGATGATCAGGGATGCGGCAGTTGAGGATGGTTCATACGGCGCAGCCGTTACAGCAGAATTAGGAAGAGCAAAGCTTGCAGGGCTGATGGTTGATAAGAAAGAGATCAAGCATGGGCGTATCGATCAGATGGATAGGTCAGAGGTTGAGTCAAGACTCAAGGCGTTGATCGATAAGAATCAACTTGCGCCTGTGCTCATGGAGAAGGTGGTGAGCGAGGAGGAAGTTGAGGAGGTTGAGGTGGTGGAAGAAGATTTCTCTGATATCACAGAGGAAGAGGCTGAGATCATGGAGCAACAGGCTGATGCCATGGCAGAGGTTGAAGCGATTGATGGCTTTGAAGAATGGGATGATGAGGATGATGAGGATGGTGAGGAGGATGAGATCCTCGACTCCGAAGAGTACGAGGATAGTGAGGAGGACTAGACAAGGTGCCTAGGTGGTCTGAACATCTTGCCCTTACGCATCAGTTCAGTAAGTCGCTTAGGCTTGGGTATCTTCACAGGTTGCTGTGATCTGAATGCCTTGAGCCTATGGCTTGCACTACAGAATCTAGACAGTGGGTGGTGAGCCTTGAATGGTTCGCCGCACCACTCACACTTGAAGTCACGCAGAACACGGTGCTTGTGTATCTCAGCAGAGTTCTCACGCAGCCCACCCCATGCGGCCTCATCTTGAGAGGATGAGGTAGGTGAGGTAGGTGAGGTGGGTGATGCAGGTTTATCAGTATAGTTCGACGGCATTGGGTAGCTCATTAACCTTTTTTTGAAGTGATGTCCATGCGGACTTGAGTGCGCCCTCTTCTTCTTTTGTGTAGGCTTGCGACCAAAAGCATGTGCCTATCAATCCATGGATGCGCGGGTCATCGGTTGATGAACTCATCATGCGTAACAGTAACTCACGCTCAATGATGGTCAGGTTGATCAGAAAAATGGGATCGGTAGTGTTCGTATCACTCATGGCTAGCTTCCTTTGGTTTTTTCTTGTGATTCACGCCATGCGATTACATCAGCGAGTAAGTCATCAAGGCTTTGGGTGAATGGGTAGTCTTTGGCTATGCGGTTGTTGAATTCTTCTTCATCTTCTTCGCACATCTTAGCGAGACTCATCAGTGCGTCCTCAATCATCATGATTTCTTGAACCACAACATCTTCGTTAACGACTATCGTTGATATGCTTTGAGGTAAGCGAGTTATCCATCCATCGCCAGCCAATGCTTTGGCGTTAGCCACACGCTGGTTGGGGGCAAGTACGCGCACCTCATGGCGTACAAGTTCGTGGGTGGCGACAACAAAGTGCTCTAGGTCTGGGTGTAGTTTAGTCACGGGCATTTCTCCAGTGCTTAAGGGCTTCGTGTTCTGGCGCTTCATTGAGCCAGACCCATTCGTTTTTATTGGCTGTGATCTCATGGTGTTTTTTTAGCGGATCAATGTTCTTTTCAATGGGCGTTAGCTTCCATTTAGTAATCTTGCGGGTGCGTTGGTCGTATATAACAACCCTACGCTTGAGAAAATAGCGCATCTGCTTGAGCATCTCAGACTCATTGATCAAGTCAGTAATAAGCCAGTCGATTAGTTCGTTTTGGTTGCCGAATCTTTCTATGGCAGAGGCTCCATCTTCGCCTTTGGCTTCGATATAACGCGCAGCTTCTCTGCGTGCGTCAGACATGGACTGATAGAACTCAGCCAGTTGAGTCTCACGTTTGATCCCAGCTTTTTGCGTCTTGCCATAGGGGTAGTAGTTGTTCGGCCCACCACGGCCTTCGTTCTCTGCGGAGAAGGCACGCTTGCCATCGATGTAGACGGTTGCAGTAAAGCAATGCGTCTCTTGGCTGAAGTGCGTGTTGAGCTTCAGGTTTTTAATCTCAATGCTGGTAGCTCTGCCGTACTCCTCAAGAGTCGGGTCGCTCGATGGCTGGAATGGGTTGGGGTTTCTCTGTGTCATTTCTGACTCCTTTTTTTTAATGTTTGAGAACCGTATCATGCATTAGTGTTGCAAGACAAGCGGATTATAAAAATAAATTATTAAAGTGTGTGTATTTGTGGGTATTTCGGGGGGAGAGTCGCACCCACCCCTCCCACAAGGGGTGTAGCGTTTGATTTGGGGGCGATTCCTTGCGACCCAGAGTGATCGGGTGGGGTTGGGCTTGCGCCCTTGAGAGCGCCCCTGCTTGCGGCCTAGGAGTATGTATATATATACATATGTGTCGGGCGTGCGATCCCCGCTTGCGGCCTAGCTTGCGGCCTTCATGATTATATATATATTGCGCGTGCTTGCGACTTGCGGCCTACCCGTTTTTTGTGGATCAAAAGCTTTGCAGCCATGGAGGCGGGGATTACTCCCCGCTCCTTCTTCAGCATATTTCCTCCTTCCAGCAGTCCAACAGCTCTTTGATGCTGTCCTCCACATCATCGCGCTGCTCCTCGTCGAAGTAGTACTTGCCGTTGCGCTCAAAAAAAGCTTGCATGAATGGCAGCGTCCAAAGCTTTTCTGCCTCTTTCTTTTTCATCTTGTGCGGGTGTTTGGTGTCAGAAAAACAAAACGAAACTTTGACTATGTCGCTCATCATCTCGCGCTCGTCTTCATCTTCCACGTCAAACATGGATTTAATCAGGTTATAGATGACTCGGCCTTCCGATTCGGTAACGTCAAGCTTGAAATTCTGCTTACCCATTTCTTGCTCGTGGTTTGCGAAAGTAAAAATTGCTTCTGCGTGTATGTAGTTTTTCCAGAGTATTGCCATGGCCTTTTTTCCTAGTGGTTTTTGTAAGAGATATTTTGTACTTCTGAATCCCAGCATGCGCGACAGTCGCGGCATTCGTTGTCTTGCTTGTAAGCAATACATTCCTGACCGATAGGGTCGCCGTGCTTGTGGGATGTGCTGGTGAGTTTGAAACCTTTGGGTGGTGCGCCGTCTACGTTGGCAGCAGATACCCGAACGATTAGGTTATCGGGGAAGCTTTCGTGCTTGCGTAAGTAGTCGGAAACGAATTTTTTCTCATGGGTAGGCAACCAGTGCTTAGTGTTCGGTGTCGCCAGTGCTACGCGCACAATGTCCTCTAAGTGTTCGGGGTTTTGTAGGTCGCCGCTATCGAACCAACGAAAGAATGGCGCGTTGTTAATGGCCGTTACCATATTGTCAGACCACGAACTGGTGTTGATTAGCTCTAATCGTCTAGCGTGAGCGCGCTCCACTACGGGCCAAACGTATGCGCCCTTTAATGCATAGCATCCGTTGCAGATTGTGCCTTCTATCTTGGCAAGCTTGCTACCCGTCTTGCATTTCTTTGCGCTAATACCCCATGACTTGCAAGGCATCTTGCTAGTATTTGATAATCCGCCAACGGCAAGCGTGGCTTCTTTAACTGTAGTCATAATTCTATATTCCTTTGTTTTAGTTGCATAAGTGTATCAAAAAATCTGAGATAAAACACTTTATTTTTGTGCAAACCAGGGCCGACCAGGGCTGACCAGGGCCAACCAGGTGCGCGTGCGGTCTTGCGACCCCGCAAAAAAAAGGCCGCTTGCGGCCTTCATTCTTTTTTATATATTTGTGCTAGTCGCTTGCGACTTGCGGCCTTGCGGCCTGTATATATATATACATATATACTTGCGGCCTAGGTGCGCCAGGCATATTCCAGGCGCATAAAGAAAAATTTTTCTAAGCGCGCCGATAGGATCCAAACAAAAAAATGGGGAGCTATTGCCCCCCCCATTTGGTTTAGATTGCTGGTGTTATTGTGATTGTTGTTCTGGTAGGAGTTACAGCTATCACCTCTGCCAGATAGTTATATTCAACCCCGTCTTTCTTATTAGTAACCTTGCCAGTTGTTTCACCGACCATTGTTCGGTTGACATCTTCTTTCGCCTTCTCCTTCAATGGTTTTAGAAACTTGTTTAATGCTTTTTCTGCGGCATCAAATGCAATTTGTTCTGGCGATACTGGCAAAGCATCTAATGCTTTCTTTGCCTTCGCTTTGCTTCGGTTTAGCTTTCTTAATTCATTCATTGTTCTTTCCTTTTGGTTTATTGATGATGCTAGTAAACATCGCAATGACCACCACCATGGTGGCCATTACGCTATTGACTACCTTGAACGCCAATAAACTACGTCAGGTTCTGGGGTGTCATAATCCCAGTCATCAGAGCCATTGTAATCTTCTCCCTTCATTAACGCCCTAATCAACTCAATGGCGCGCTTGTCATGGCCTCCAATGTGCCACTCTGTTAAATCCTCAATACGCCCACTTCCCGTGTAGTTTGGGCCATCTTTCCAGTTGTATATTGTTGCCACTATGCCATTGCACTCAAACCACCATTCAACATCGGTTTTATACCCATCGCTTTCCCCATTAGGTTCGCCAAAAAAATCTATTAGCCAACTGTAAGGGAAGCAAAATTCTCCCTGATAACTGGTTCCATCTATTAAGTTACTCATCTTACTACCTCTTTAGTTTAGTGTTTTGCTATGCCGTTTCGCCATAACATGAATGTTATGCTATCAGTTTGCCCGTTCATTGCAATAGCGTTTCGCAATTAATTGTAATCTTTTTTATCTTTTTTTCTTTTTTTTTTGCCGCAATCGCTTGCCTGATTAACTTCTTAAGAGTCGGCATCGCTATGGAGTTAACTGCCGAGCGCAGCGAGGTCATGCGCGAAACTTTTACAGGTACCCTAGGGAGCGCACCCAAAAAAGAGTCAGGCGATTTATCGCACCCTCACCCCCCT